TTTGTACCACTCAGCATATTGAGGTGAAGTAGAGAATCACGTTGTCGATCGGTCAAGTCCCCTGGAATCTTGGGGTTCCGGTCTGCGAACTCTCGGGTGGCCTTGGCTAGTTCCTCTATGTCGGCGTCCACCCAGCCCGGCTCTGTCGGAGGGAAGATCAGTGCTCCCCCAAGGAACACTGGGTTGATGAACCGGCGTGGTGCCGTCTTGGAGCCTTCCAGATGTTCACAATACGAAGCAGCGGACCATTCGAACGTCTTGTCACAGGTGAGACACTGCTTAGCCTCTCCTATGCACTCCATCGAATACCAGAGCTTGCCTTCGGCGTGCGCCTCTTTCACCCGGTCAGCTACCTGAGGGAAGATGTTGCCCCAGAGCACGGACAAGGCTTGGATCTCGGGGAGCAATTCGCTGGTCGCGTCAGCGGCTTCACGGTGGACCATCTTGGTTTCCACGAAGGTGCCTACCGGCTTGTCCCACTGATGAAGCACGTTGAGCGGAGTGTGCTGAACCGAGTATTCGCCAGCTTTGAGATCATCAGTTGTCCAGAACTGGCCATTGCGGTTGATCTTCTCGCCTTGCACGTAGCGCCCGGAGATCCATACCAGTTGCGGGTTGAGTTTCTTGCCTTCCATTGCGGAAGCCAACTCCCGTGGCAACTGTTCTGGATCGGAGACCACCTCGGCACGAGCGGTTATATAGGCTTTCCCGTTTCGTTCGAGTACCAGGCTGTCACTCATGCGTACGAACGTTAGCCGCCACCAGAGCTAGTCTTGCCCGCTGGACGGCCACCCGTCTTACCAGACCCTTGAGGTGTTGTCTTTGCTGGAGAGTCGAACGGCACGTTGACGGGCGGGAAGATCTTCTCGTCTGGCTTCTCTTCTTCACGTCGTTGCCTTTCGAGATCCACATCGAATCCGAATTCTTCGAGAAGAGTCCTGCGTGACATGTCCCCCCTGTCTCGGATCTCTTGGAAGATGGAGGCAACGGTCGGGTCGAACAGAAGGTCCAGTCGGCGCGGTGTGTACTCAATGGAGGCTGGCTCGGTGAGTTCGTCGTTCCTGTTTTGGGTGGCGTCGATGACGGCTGCTTCGAGATCTCGTTTGAGCATGTGGCGACGGTTTTCGATTCCGAGACCGACAACCTTGGCGAGAGTGATTTGGGATTCTGTGTTGCCGGTGTCGGACGGCGGAGCGATACTCCCCCATAGTCGGAGCCTGATCCGATCGTCCAGGACTCCCCACTTGTTCCCATCAAGAATATGTTCAAGGTCGGGAGTGATGATTTCGATTTCGAGTCGGTGGTCGGAGACAATGACCGAGGATTTGGATTGGCTGCGCATCTGGTCCGCGACCATGGTGACTTCGGAAGCCTTCTTCACTGGGAGAGCATCGGTGCCCTTCTTGACGAGGACTATGAAGTTGATCCCTCCGAGGAGGAATGCTCGGTCCATTTCCCGCAACTGGTGTTTCATGTCAAGCAGAGTGAACACAGACTTCATCCGCAGCCGTGCCCAACGTTCATAGGTGGCTTTGGTGAGGGTGCCTCGCCAAGTGTTGTCAGGGTTGAGGAGGAAGAGCCGGTCGATGGGGACACCTTCTGTTTGCAGCTTCTTCGCTTCGGACTTGGACGGTGTGTATTTGCCGACAATGATTTCAGCGATTACCTGATCGTCCAGCACCCGATCTTCGACCTGCTTGAACAGATCGAGTTCACCTTCGTCGGCTATCCAGGCGAGGCTGTAATCACCGAAGAGCGTGTTGCCCACAGGTACAACACGAGTCGGGTCGAGGATTCCGACTCCTACCGGACTGGAGATGGTGAACGTCTTGCGTCGTTCGCGTTGCTCCCCCTTCCCTCGCACCTTGTAGGTGTTGGTGCCCCACCAGACAATGCCGTAATACTGGGAGACTTTGAATAGCTCTCTCCAGACCATCCTGAGGTAAGCATCGAGGTTGAGGTCCTTGGCTATCTGGTTCCACACATCCCGCTGGTCTGGGTCTTTGCATTGCATGGTCATCTTCTTGAAGGCCATAGCCTCGGAGGTGTCGTAAACCCCACCCACTACGTCATCGTCCATGGCGTCTTCTGCCATCGCCATCTGTTCGTAGATCCTGCCGGGTGTGACGAACTTGTTACGATCGAAAATGGATCGGTCTCTGCGTCGTCCTCGACCCTGGCCCTGCATGTCTTCGGCCCAGGAAGAGAGGGCACGTTTGACAGGTTCCATCCAGGCTGACCCGGCGTACCCGTCGAGGATTCCGTCAGAAAGGCTGCCTTCGACTATGGCCGGGTCAATCTCTGATACGACAACCACGCCTTGCTCTACTTGAGCTTCGTGAGCGTGTTCGTCTGTGCCTTGGGTCATCTGCTCAACTCCGCGTCTTGACGTCTGATCTCAACCAGGCGGCTGGCTGACTTGTAGAGGAATTCGATGAGGTCCTCCACCTTGTCTATCTGTTGGGTCCTGATCCATTTGTAGCCTCGGTTGGCTCCTTCGATTCGAACTATCCGCACGTGTAGTTCGGTGAGCCGGGCCATATACCCGGCGCACATTCGTATCACCTCATCTGGCAACTCCATGTTGGCCCCTATGAGGTCCAAGAGCATGGCGTCGAGTTCCTCTTCTAACTCGGGAACATCTGGAAGCCCGAGGACAGCACTTGTCGCCTGCTCTGATGGAGCCAGGTGCGGGCCGTCTCCGCCGTCAACAACAACTTGCATACGAACGATGCTAGCGGACCTTAGATGAAGGTAACTCCAATTGGTTCGCGTTCTTCGGTCATTTCTTGGACCTTGGAGAAGATAGACATCTCCTTAGCGAGGACAGCCAGACCTCCCGCGTCGAGTGTGTGGAAAGTGCCTTGCGAGAACCGTTTCTTCCCGTAGGCGTCTCGTGTCGCCACCGCTTCTCGAACCCAGGTCTGCCCGTTCCACTCTCCGAGCATCTCGGTGTCGAAAGGAAGGATAAGACGTCGGCTGTCAACGTAGGTTCTGAGTAGGTCGTACGCATGTTCTTTGGCGACCCGTTTGATCTCGAAGTCTTTGGGGTCTTCATCATCCTCGTGATCCTCATAGCCGACAAGAACCTTCTCGTTGAAGGCGTACCCTTCGATGATGGGCATCAGTTTCGGGTTTTCGTCTTGGAGGTCTTGGTAGACGGGGTGGCCCAGCCCGGTCCTGTCCATGGCGAACATCTTGGGTTTGTAGAGGTTGAGGAGGTGAACAATCACCTTCCGCTGATCGGAGGCTCGGATACGTCGCAGATGGATTCGTGTCAGGAGTCGTAGAGCCACTCGTTGGTCCATTCTTCTCAACTTGAGGACCTCTTCTCCGAACACGAGGATCTCTGAAGGATGGTTAGTGAGGCCCACGTCCATCCCCATCCAGAAGATGCTCCAATCCTGAGTGTGTATTCCTGGAGGCTCGATGAAGTCAAGGATGTCTCGACCGGCGATTATCTCGTCGTTGATGCGCCGGTTGTAGTAGATGTCCTGGTTGTAGGTGGAGGCTTCGTCGGTATCGACACAGGCCATGAGCCGGTGAAGTACGAACAGCGGATTGGTGGCATCTCCGTGTAAGCCCATGACGTTGCGTAGGTAGTTGGGAGAGTCGCGACCTCCGTAAAGTCGAATCTTGTCGATGCGTTCTTGGTCTGACCAGTCGAGCCGGTGCATGGCCGTAATGACCTCAACCTCCCACCCTGAACCAGGGCTGGACACCTTTTGAAACTGACCGCCGACACCCTTGGACACTCCGTGTGCTCGCCATTGAGCATCCTTCTGTCCGTATCTGAGGGTTTCAACAAGCTCCATCCACCCAAGTTCTGGGTAATCCTGGGCTTCGTCCATCTCAAGTCGAAGTGGGTGAAGCCCTTTGACTCCTTTGCCATCCCGCTGCGGGATACGACCCAGGATCTTGGTTCCGTTGACGAAGTTGACTTGAAACGGACGATGAGTGAATCCGTGTCCGACTCCTCCAGGTAAGAGTTCTCTGGTCAGTCGGACCTCTTTGATCTTGTCTTCCACCCTGGATGTCAGCGGGTTGAGGTGGATCAGTTCTGGGGCTGTGAGCACCATTTCGTACCCTGGGAACTGGATGGGGAAAGCCCAGGCTTTGAGGATGATGCTTTGTGTTTTGCCGACAGCGCGAGCGCAGGCGTCGATGAAGAGTCGCGCGGATTTTCGCCACCAGGGGACCTGATATTCCCACGCCCGGAAAATCTTCTCATCGTTGTCAGCCGTTAGGTCTTCCCAGAGGAACTCAGCCAGATCAATCCCCGAATGGTCTTGGATGAGCGCGACTAGGTAGCATTCTTCCTGGGTGAGGACAACGCTCGTAACGGCCATAAATGTCGATGATACACGAACGTAATATCGTACGAACGTTTGTGGTATCGTATGATCATGTATTGGGCTTACATCGCTGGAGTCCTCGACGCTGACGGTTCAATGGGTGTCTATCCACAGCGAACCCGTACTCCATGGAAGTGGCAACCAACAATGTCAATCACCAGCACTTCACTGACAGCCCTCGAAGCTATTCAAGGAACAGCAGGTGGTCTCATCAGACCTCATCCACCACCCAGGAAACCTACCCATCGACAAAACTACCTCTTGACCTGGCACTCCCCCTCCACTCAGATGCCGGTCCTTGAATCCGTGTTTGGATATCTGATCATTAAAAAACCACAGGCCAAGGTCCTCATAGATTTCCTCAATGGAAAGATCGAAGGAGAGGAAGCCTGGACAACCATGAAGGCCCTCAAGAAGGTTTCATAATGTTCGAACGATGAAGCTAGGAAAGGTCCCTTATCCATAGCCTCTGGTTCACACGGAAGGCTGCGTCGATGGCGTCGAATTCTGGCTTGGCGACTTCCATCAGCCATTTCATGATGTCTTCTGGATTGATCTTCAGGTGGGCACGTTCTTCTTCGTCGGTCCTGTTGTAAAGACCCACCTGGGTGAAGACCTCGTGGAGGAGGTCAATGGCCTTGGCTATCTGTTCATCGCGATGAACCCCGAATTCTTCGGCGTGACGTAACAGGGATTCGAGGTAGTCGGCTGTGGACTGTTGCTCGCTGTCTTGGCGGTGCGCCCGATTGAGGCCCATCTTCTCCTTGAGGAGTCGGGTTTCTTTGTCCATGTCGAGCTTCTGTTTCTTGAGCTTGTCTTCTATTTCCTCAATGGAGCGCCCGTCGTAGTCTGCTTCCTTGACCAGCCAACTGCCCCATCGGAATGAAAGGATTTCTCCTACGAGAACCCGGTCCATGTCT